TGATCCTCGTTGTATTGGTCAGCTTTACACTAAGTGCCGTCGTTCTGGGTATACCAATATATGCTCTGCTGTACTTGTCGATGAGGCTACACAGGTTAAAGATAAGCTTATGGGGATACAGTCGAAGACGGGGAAAGACGCACAAGAAAACATATTTATGAAGAAGGTGGTTTACATGTTTAGAAACTACCCATTCTTCTTTAAACCTATACAAGACGGTACAACTAATCCACGTATGGAGTTAGCTTTTAGGGAGCCGTCGAAACGAATAACTAAAAAGAACAAAACCTCACAAAGGGGTGAAGCTCTTAATACGGTTATCAACTGGAAAAATACAACTAACAACGCATACGATGGTGAGAAGCTACATCTATTGTATCTAGACGAAGCAGGAAAATGGGAAAGACCTACAGACATAAAGGACGCATGGAGGATTCAGAGGACGTGTTTGATCGTAGGAAGAAAAATCGTGGGAAAGGCAATGGTGGGAAGCACGGTAAATCCAATGGACAAAGGCGGGAAGCAGTACAAGAATCTGTGGAAGGATTCAAGCCCTTTGCAGAGGAACGCGAATGGTAGAACGGTAAGCGGATTATATAGACTTTTTATACCTGCTCAGGAATCTTTAGAAGGTTTCTTTGATATTTACGGTTATCCTGTTGTGGAAACTCCAGAAGAAGAGGTGGAAGGTATAGATGGGGAGAACATAAACATAGGGTCAAAGAGGTATCTTAAGAATGAAAGAGAGTCTTTGAAACACGATCCGTCTGAGCTTAATGAGGTTACGAGGCAGTTCCCTTTTACCGAAGATGAAGCCTTTAGGGATAGCATCGAGGGTAGCCTATTTAATATAGGTAAGATATATCAGCAGATAGAATATAACGATGAGCTTTTTCCAAACCCTGTAGTAAAAGGCAACTTTATATGGAAGGAGAAGGATAAAGAGGTTGTTTTTAGTGCCGATGTAAATGGTAGGTTTAAGGTTAGTTGGATGCCGCCTGATGAGCAACGCAACGTAATAAAAGTCGATAGGGGTAAGAAGATTGCTCCGTTTGCAGATAGAGGATGTGGGGGTGTTGACTCTTATGATCTCGATGCTACACTGGATGGGAGAGGTTCTAAAGGTGCTTTACACCTATATAACAAATTTCACATAGAAAACCCATCAAATATGTTTATTGTAGAGTATTGTTCTAGGCCAGATCTAGCTAAAATATTCTATGAAGATATATTAATGTCGGCTTTTTTCTACGGGTACCCACTCTTAGTGGAGAACAATAAGTACGGTATAGTAAGATACTTTGAGTCAAGGGGTTACGACGGTTACCTAATGGATAGACCTGAGCACCTTAAAGGGGCTTCGGCCACCGTTAACGTAAAGACAAAAGGTATACCATCTAACTCTCAAGATGTTATACAGGCACACGCACATGCTATAGAGGCGTATATACACGATCACGTAGGTGTTAATTATGACTCAGGTGATATGGGGAAGATGTATTTCAATGATACGATGGAAGATTGGATAGGATTTAAAATAGACAAAAGAACAAAATTTGACTTAACTATTAGTTCAGGATTAGCGTTACTTGCAGCGCAAAAATCTAAACCTAAAGAGCGTGCTAACTTTACTGAGAGTAAATTCTTTAGGAGATATGAAGTAATCGGTTGATTCACTATATTTGCATAATATGTATGGACACGACGACGTAAACAAAAAAAACGGGTTTCCAGACCCTATGGCTGACCAGTTAACTAAAGAGTCCGAAACATACGGCCTCCAGTACGCTAAAGCTATACATTCCCAGTGGGGTAAGATGAACGAGGCTTCATCGCTATTTGGGAAAAGAAACAAAATATTTGAACGTAATAGGGATTATGCTAACGGTACTCAGGATACGAGTATATACAAGCAGCTCCTTAACTCCCTCTCCCCAAACAAAGGGGACGGTAGTCTTTTAAACCTAGATTATACACCTGTACCCATCCTACCGAAGTTTGTTAAGGTGGTGGTGAATAAAATACTATCTAGAGATCCGTACCCTAACCTAGAGTCTGTAGACCCTTTATCCTCGTCTGAGAAGAACAAGAAGAAAGATAAGATAAAGATGCAGGTTGAGGCAAAAGAACTGCTTCGTAGCCTAAAGGAAAAAACAGGGGTAGTTTTAGACATGGACCCTGACAGCATACCAGATACTCTGGAGGAGGCTGAGATTTTTATGGATACAAACATAAAGACTGATGCAGAGATAGCTGCACAGATTGGTACTAATATGACTCTCTCCTGGAGTAACTTTTCAGACACAACATACAGAAGGGCTGTTAATGACTTAGTAGCGCTGGGTATGTCTGTGGTAAAGAGGAAGAACGACCCAAACAAAGGTATAGCACTTGAGTACGTAGATCCTATTTCTTTTGTTCATAGTCATACAGAGGATCCTAATTTTGAGGATATAGTATATGCTGGGGATGTTAAACGTATGCCTATTCAGGAGTTAAAAAGAATATCTGCGGGTCAACTTACAGAGGAGCAGTTTAAAGAAATAGCTAAGCAATCTAAGAACAAACAGGGTAATGACCCAGGTAAGCTTTCTCAATCTCACTATGACGAAAGGTTGCAGAGAACTATGTATGGGTATGATGAGTATATGGTCGATGTCTTAGATTTTGAGTTTGTATCTGTTGACTGTATGCATTTTGAGGAGAAAGAAAGCAGACACGGAAACACAGGCTTTTACTACAAAGGTTTTGAATACAAAGAGAAGCCAGGTAGTGTCTTTGAGCGTACTCCTCATAAGATGGAGATGGCTATAATATATGGTGGTAGCTATGTACTTGGAACAGATTTCACTTTTGGGTACGGTAGAAAAAAGAATGTACCTAAAAACATTCACGATATATCTAAAGCCAGACTATCTTATTCTGTTGCGGCTACAAATATCAGACGCATGATGCCTAAATCTATGGTTGAGAGCTGTACTGGGTTTGCCGATATGCTTCAGCTTACACACTTAAAAATCCAGCAGTCAATAGCTAAGGCTAAACCAGATGGGTTGATTATAGATATCGAGGGGTTAGAGAATGTACAGTTAGGAAAAGGCGGTGAGTTACAACCGCTGGAACTGCACGATATATACGAGCAGACGGGTGTGTTCTACTACAGAAGCAAGAACCCAGAAGGCGGTTTCCAAAATCCACCAGTACGTGAGATAGGAAATACTATACGTAACATAAACGAACTTATTGGTTTGTACAACCATTACATGCAGCTTATCCGAGATACTACGGGGATAAATGAAGCTATGGATGCTTCATCACCAAAAGGTGATGCGCTCGTAGGGGTTCAGCAGCAAGCTATTGCAGCGGGCAATAACGCTATATACGATATTACAAATGCATCTATGATGCTCTTTAAGAGAGTGTGCCAGGATGTAGTTAAGTGCTTACAGATACTACCCGTAGAGTCTGTACTTCATAAGATATATACTAATGCTATCGGGGAGGAGAATATGAAAGTTCTTTCTTCTTTCAAAGACTTGTCTATGTATAACTTTGGGGTTCAGGTAGTTAAAGAGATGGAGGATGAAGATAGGCAATATCTTGAGCAAAACATCCAGATGGCAATACAACAACAGCAGATAGACCTTGAGGATGCTATGGCTGTTAGGGCTCTTAAGGATGTTAACCAGGCTGAAAGATTGCTTGTTATACGCAGAAAGAAGAGAATGACTGAGCAGCAACAGATGGCTCAGCAAAATTCTGAACAGCAGGCTCAGCAGGCAGCCCAGGCTTCTCAGCAAGCTTCTGAATCTAGGATGCAGGAGCTACAGGCTCAGGCTCAGATAGATACACAAGAGATACAGCTTAAGGCCCAGATAGAGGTACAGTTAACTCAGATGAAACATGAGTTTAACAAAGAGATAGAAACTATACGCGCTCAGGCAACGTTAGGATTCAAAGAGGATGATCAGAACTTTAAAGAGAAGCTAGATGTACTTAAAGAAGATAGAAAGGATGAGCGTCAGGTAGCCCAGGGAGATCAACAGATGGCTATGAAACAAATGGAACAACAGCCTGAGGGCCAAGAACAAATGATTTAATATGGCTAAGATAAATTTCGACATAGCAAAAAAACTTGATATAACCTGCCGAAGGGGAGATTCTTTTAGCTTAGAGCTTACATTAAAAGACTCAAGCGGTATACCTATAAATCTTTATGAAGGCACAGATGGGTTAAATTTTCATTTACACGCTCAAACCCATAGTGGTACTCCTGTCTTTCTCACACAAGGATCGAGCTTTTCTACAGGTGGAGCATTTAACGGAGAGTTTATCACCCCTAACGTTACAGACACTTCTTCTACTACTACGGCAGATCCCAGCGATGCTAGTTATATTGCGTCTACCGCAGCTTCT